AGAGCCGCCTCGCAAGGCGGCTCTTTTCAAAATTTTACTCCTGTTCCAGTTGGTCCATACAGCGCTGAATCGCTTCTTTCTCCCGCTCAGAGCCAGCGGATTGCATCAAAAAAGTCGGAGCCGCAGACGGAAAGAAACGAAAAAGGCGGGACACTTGCCCCGCCGTCCTGTCAGCACCCCGTCAATATCCGATCCTTCTCTTCATAAAGTTTTCGGAGGGCTGATTTTGTGGTTTCGATCATTCCGGGGAAACCGAGTACAACCTGCTCCTGCACCTCATAGGCCTCTAAAACATCTTGCCCGATCATCCCTCTTGCAGCCATTTGCAAGATATCGTGCTTTGGCCTGCATTGAGAAAGTGTGCGCCTCGCCTCAGAAAGCGTCGTTTCCAGTCGTTTTAATGCTTGCTCTGTTTTTTCAATCTCGTCCATTTTCTCCAGGAATTCTTGCAAATACTTTTCTTTATCGAAGTACCCCAAACATTTTGCAAATGCGATACTCTCCGCGCTTCCTCCGCCGCTGTACAACTCATACGGGGCAAACGTATTAAATCTGGCCGCAATGTCAACCGCTTTTTCTATGTATTGCTGGTACCCATATTTTTCCTTTTTGGTCTGCTTTTGAAACAGGGAAAAAAGTTCTTCAACACGAGAAAATTGCTCCGGGGCAAGATTTCTCTTTGCGTCTGGAAGATTGATGATCACATTTGATATTTGAGCAGCGGATAGTTCGTACTCACCGCCCTGCTTCATTTTTTGTATTTTTCGTATGGCATCGATTCCAGAAAAAAGTCCCATCATTTACACCCCCAAACACAACATTACATGAATATACACGAATTTACAATACTTAAAGGAAATTATTTTCCTTCATTGCGCCGCAAAGTGTTCAGGCCTCCCTGTGAATTTCTTCTTGACTTTTGGGCTACAAAATATATAATCAATTTATGGGCTACAAAAAAAGGGGGGTGCTGTTTTGCCCGAGAAAAAAGGGCGCCCAACCGACAATCCAAAAGGAAAGCCTATTCATGTGCGACTTGACTCCAAAAGTGAACACATCCTTTGCAAATATGTAGAGCAAAAAGGAGTAAGTCGGGCAGAGGCGATTCGACGTGGGATTGAAAAGTTGGAACCCGAAATAAAAGGATAGAGTGTTGGCGGCCTCACAAACCTCACCAACACCCTATCGCCCCGGAGGTCTCCCTGCCGGTAAATCTATGATACCACCAGAGGGACCTCCAATCAAGAAAAATTTATGGAGGAGCCAGTATGAACAATACAATTACCATGACAGATATCGAAGTTTCGTTACAGTCGATTCTTGCGCTGATGCAGTTGACACAGGAGGGCATGGAGAGCGATATCCATACCGCTGTGAATGCGGGAAGCAACGATGCCGCTTGCATCCTCGCCTCCATTTCCGGTCGATTGCAGAACATCTACATCCCGGCTTATGATGCTATTTTCTCAGCAATCGGGGACCTGCGCAGCAAGATCATGGAGGTAGCATGATGAGCGAATTGATCAAGATCACTTATGAAAATGACCGCCCCGCCGTCTCCGCCCGGGAACTTCACGAGTTCTTGGAAGTTGGCTCCGAGTACGCACACTGGTTCAGAAGGATGTGCGAGTACGGGTTTACCGAAGGTGAGGACTTTTCGCCATTTTTGACGGAAAGCACCGGAGGCCGTCCAGCCCGGGACGCCATCCTCTCCCTGGACATGGCGAAGGAAATCTGCATGCTCCAGCGCAGCGAGAAGGGCAAGCTGGCCCGGCAGTATTTCCTGGCCCTGGAGCGGGACTGGAACACCCCGGAAAAGGTCATGTCCCGCGCCCTGCGGTATGCGGAGCAGGAGCTGAAGCAGGTCCGCGCCCTCAACTCCGCCCTCACCGTGGACAACCAGATCATGAAGCCCAAGGCGGACTATTTCGACGAGTTGGTGGAGCGGAACACCCTCACCAGCTTCCGGGAGACCGCAAAGGAGCTTGGCATCCCGCCCAAGAAGTTCGTCCGTTTTCTTCTGGACAGGAAGTACATCTTCCGGGACAAAAAGGGAAAACTGCTCCCGTATGAGCAGAAAAATACCGGACTGTTCGAGGTCAAGGAAACGTTCAACGAAAAGACCCAGTGGAGCGGCACCCAAACCCTGATCACTCCAAAAGGCCGGGAGACCTTCCGCCTCCTCTACCCAGGCTCCTGACCCAAAGCCCCCGCCGGACTTTCCCCGGCGGGGGCTCTTAAAATCTGCTGGAACACTATTGACAACCGTGATATACTTTAATTTGTAACTGGTTGTTGCTTTTTTTAACCATTTGTGTAGTATACAATTACATAAATACTTTGTCGTGGTGGTATAGTAAGGATGTCAAAATTACAGCTCGTTGTGATAGACAAAGATATTCCAGCTGATGCTATCTCATGCGGAGAAAAAAGCATTGATGCGCTGATGCAACAGGCATATCCTAGCACACTGTTCAAGCAGGGGCGCGCATATAATATTCTAATCGATGACAAATTGATTGGCAGTTGCATGATAAGATTTGTTTCGCTTTATGATAAAGACGCGGAATATTATGTAGGCCATAAGGACTATACCGCGCTTGAAATATCATATCTTGCAATAGATTCCCGTATACAGGGGCATGGATATGGCAGGTTAGTATTGAAACAGCTAATTCTTTTGGCTCGGAGGATTGCGGACGATCTTCCTGTTAGGTTCCTTGTATTAGATGCCTTTAAAGATAAGGAAGAATGGTATACATCAGCCGGGTTTAAAATATATCCCAAAAAGAAAGACTTACGATATCCTGGAACGCTGCCAATGAGAATGGATTTGATTGACAAGAAGCTGGCTGAAAATTATGCGCAATCATTTATGTAACAAGGAGGGATGAAACGTGTATGGATGCAGAATTGAATTGCAGCACGATCAAGCGCAGGCATTTTTTGAGGAAGCATTACATCCAGACCTGGAAGAACTTCAGCGGCGAGATGCCTTCTTGGAACAGCTTGAACAAGAAATGAATCTTCAGATACATGGCTCAAGCATTATAATGGAAATTCCGGATGTTAACATTGATATGCTTTTAAACACGGAAAAAACATATATTTCTATTGAAGATCTGCCATGTACGCTTGCACTGGGGACAACAGTCAATATCGAAAAGCGAGTTTCAGCGTATACTATCAGACCAACCATAGATATAGCGGCTTAAAAATGACGAGGTACGAAATGAACGAGTCGGATTGTGTCTTGAAGCTTAATCACCTGGTATTTGATGAATTATCTTTTCGCCGCAAAAATTTCCAAAGCGAAAATGATATACATTTTGAATTCGGATTCAATTTTGAGCAACGAGGAGACGTAGATTTTGTTGCCCATCTTCAAATCAAAGGTATCAAAGAAAATGAATATGATATTGGTGCACGAGCATCCGGGTATTTCACCTTAAACGATGCCGCAAATTATGACTTTCTTACACTACGGCAGAATGCGGTAGCGATTGTATTTCCATATCTTAGAAGCCAGATTTCATTGTTGACGGCACAACCTGAGGTTAAGCCTGTCATAATACCCCCGATGAATATTGCGCAAATGGTTGAAGATACGCTAAAAGCTCAGTCCGAATCACTTAGCAACGAAAAAGATAGCTGATCATTTTTCGGAACATATCTTCCCCCGAAGAGCCTTATTGACTCTCCGGGGGATTTTTTATGTTCTTCTCTGTTTCTTTGCCAGCCTGTACAGCATGGTACACATCTGCTCCCGGGTCACGCTTTGAGAGAGCATCAAATCTCCCTCCGCATTTCCCCGCAGGATGCCGTTCTCCACGGCCCACTCCACGCCCTCCTTGTGGGCGGGAGATGGGGTGTTATCCATGGTCTTTCCCTCCAATCTCTTCTTGAACTCCGCCCACTTCTGGGCATTCACCAGATACGACGGACAGTGTTTTCCTGTCACGTCGAAGTGGCGGTACACATTTCTCAGCGGGATGCCGTACTTTTCCATCAGCTCCCGGCCCAGGGCGGCGGCATTTGCCAGGGTTGCTTCGCTGGCCTGATAAATGCCGTTGCGGATGGTATCGCACATCTCAATGCTGATGCTGTTGGTGTTGGTGATCATCCCATACATCGTCCCACCGCCGGTCTTGTCGGCGTTGGCGTACTTCTTACCGCCCACCGCCCAGGCCACCTTCAGATCAGGCACAGAACGCCAGACCGTGGTATCGTCCACAAAGTAGTGGGCGCTGGCCTGCACGATATTGTTTTGAAAATAGGCGGCGTTGTTGGCTGCTTGGTCCCCGTCGTTGCCGGTGTAGTGGAACACCAGGTATTTGATCTGATTGACAGCCCGGGAACCGCCATAGTTCCCGGGGTTGGCTAACCGCTCCTGAAGAATATAGCTCACGAGCTCTCGCCGCCTGTCCGGACCTTCCGCTCCGCCTGGGTACCAAAATAGAACGCGATCACCACTGTGAACACCGTCAAAAACTGATCTGTAGTCACATGACCGCTGACGGAGAGATACGCGAACACCGCCGTGAGAATCACTGTCACGATGCTCTTTACGGTCAGCAGATTAGAAAGGCGCTTTTTCAGGTCATCCATGTCATGCCCTCCCATGGTCCTTGTCGTAGTCCGCCATAGACTTGGGCTGATACTTGCAGGACCCGTCCTCGGCATAGATGTACCGTAGAGCGCCCTTCACCACGTCCACGCCATGATACTTGGGCCGGTTGTACACCATATCCTGTTCGGGGATGTACTTGTCGATCTCCTCCTGCCACGCGACAGCACCGGAGAAGGTGTGCATGGAGGCCCACCAGGGAGTCTCAACGGGAGCGGGAATAAAGCCCTCCTCCATCTCTTCCTTCGTCCAGCCGCCTCCAGGGTTCTTGTTCGGGTCCAGAGAAAAGTTCGCGCCAGCCTCTTTCAGCTTCGCGTTGGCTTCCTCCACCGTGATCTTACCGGCCTTGTACTGCTCCATGATGTCGTTGATAGTCTTGTTCATAATATGTACTTCCTTTCTAAATTTCCGGCTGTGCCGGTTCTAAACTTTGCTCAAATTGCGGGCCGCCTCATCTCTGACAAAATCCACATAAGCCTCCTGCGCGCTGCGCGCGGCCTCCATGGCCTCTTCCACATCGCCGTTGGTATGCATCCCCGCCAGCTTCTTGGCAGTGGTGAGGGAGAGCGCGCAATTCGCGTACATCAGCTCCATGGCAAGGCGGCTCTCCTTCTCCCGGCGCTGGGCCCGCGCCTCTGTCCGCTTGGCGCTCTGCCGGCTGCGCCGCTCCGCCAGCGCCGCCAGCACCGAAGCCCCGCCCGCAATCAGGGCGCAAATGATCTCCGTATTCAATACGCGGACCTCCTCACTCAGCCGCCTCCGCGGCCAGCATTTCACTAAGGACGCTGTACTCCTCCGGGGTCAGCCTGTCCGCCGCCAGATACACATCCATCTTCTCCTGCAGGCCTTCCGTCCGGCCTCGGTCAATCAGCAGCTTGCAAAGATTGTACACAGTAGACATAGGGGTTCTCCTTTCACATCATAGGGCTGTGAGTTCCAGCATACACAGGCGTTCCTCGTGGTCTGCCAGCATATCCAGGGTAATATCCTCCGCTGTCGGTTCCGGAGGCGCAGGGGAAGGCGGGGCGTATGGGTCTCCAATCCTTGCCCCCTCATAGGCAGGAACCGCGCCAAACAGCTCCGCCGTGGTGTCATTCTCACAGACAATCATGTTTACTATAGTTTCATCTTCAACCATGCAATAATTCATGTTTTCTCCTTGTATTATAGAGTAGTAGTTATTAGAGCCCCTCTCCAAGGGCTGTGCTACACTGTAAGGGATGCTGTGGATTGGTTGCGTTCTCCTACCGCATGACGGTTCACGAAAGGCTCCAACCACAGCCCTTTACCAGTTTGTTAATCAGTTAGATACCGCCAGACGGTTTATGTGAAACAAGGTTACAAGCGTAAAGAGCCCTGTGGAACCAGCATCAAGTAAACATACTGGGGGTATTTTCATGATTTGTGTGGGTATTGACGTTGCTAAGGACAAGCACGACTGCTTCATCCTCAGCTCGGAAGGCGAAGTCCTGGCAGATGTATTCACCATTTCAAACAATGCAGAGGGATTTGACACCCTTCTGCAGACCATTCATCGCTGTGCCCGTCCGGAAGATAAAATAAAAGTAGGACTTGAGGCAACTGGACATTACAGCTACAACATTCTCGGATTTCTGCTTGACAAAGGTCTGCACACCTTTGTTATCAATCCTCTGCACACCAACCTTTACCGAAAGAGCCTCAGCCTCCGCAAAACGAAGACAGACCGTGTCGATGCGCGAACCATTGCAGCTATGCTCATGTCTGATGTGGACCTCAAGTCCTACACAGACACAGCATACCACAACGAAGAACTAAAATCACTCACAAGATACAGGTTCGACAAAGTAAAGGAGCGAGCAAAGCTGAAGCAGTCAGTTTCCCGATTGGTCACCATTCTGTTTCCTGAGTTGGAAAAGCTGGTTCCAACACTTCATATGGCTTCCGTGTATGCCCTTCTCAGCGAGTTTCCTGGGGCCAAACAGATTGCCAGAGCTCATCTAACTCACCTAAAGGCACTCTTAAACGATGCATCCAAAGGCCGCTACGGACGAGATATGGCCACGGAACTTCGGGATGCCGCCAGATGTTCTGTTGGCTCTGTTATGCCTGCCAAGTCTCTTGAATTGCAGCATACGATCCGCCTGATCCGGGAACTGAATACCGAGATCGAGGACATTGAATCCGCCATCCAGACCATAATGGAAGAAATGCAGTCTCCCATTACAACTATCCCCGGAATTGGTTTCCGCATGGGCGCTATGATCCTGGCTGAGATTGGCGATTTCTCGCGTTTCGATTCACCGGATAAGATTCTTGCTTATGCCGGCATGTCGCCGTCTACTTATCAATCTGGGCAGCTTTCGCTGTCTGGCACGTACTCACACATGGAGAAGCGAGGCTCCAAATACTTGCGCTACGCTCTTTACAACGCAACTAAATATGTCTGCCTTTGGGATTCAACCTTCGAGGCCTACCTGGCTAAAAAACGGGCAGAAGGCAAGCATTACAACGTCGCACTTTCCCACGCCGCCAAAAAGTTGGTTCGGTTGATCTATGCCATGGAGAAATCCCGGCAACCGTACAACAGCGTCGCTTAATCTTTTCTCTTGCATAAGTTTAAGCAGGCGTCCAAACGGACGTCAGCTTTGCTATACTCTTTTTGAACCGTCTAAAATTTTTTGCTAATCCATTCATTTCAGGCTTGACTTTTAATAGTTAGTCTTTCTTACAAACTAGACATAACTGCTGTAGGAGGGGGAGGAGGGGTCGGGTCGACTGCTAGAGGACAATATGGCGCTGGTGGAAGTGGTGCAAGTGGGATGCCAGGCGCTGGACAAGTACCTGGCAATGGATATTTCATTTCGGAGGAGTATACATTCGTTTAAAATCTGTTTAAGCGTCTTTCCATCTTAAGTATACTCCACCTGCTCCACCTTTAGATGGACTTCCGAATGCATTATTTGCTCCACTTCCGCTTCCTCCTCCGCCACCACCTAAACCAGCTGCTCCAGCACTCGCAATATCTAAGCCAACATCATCTCTAGCATATGATCCTCTAGCACCAAAAGGTTGTCCGCTATATTGCTGACTTGCATTTCCGCTACCTGAACCTCCTCCGCCTCCTCCACCAGCTAGTCCAAGAGATTGATCATTAAAGATAAATATTGTTGCATTTGTTCCATTTGCTAGTTCTGCACCTCCATTGCCATTTCCAATTCCTCCAGCAGTAGTTCCACTACTTCCAAACCATCCTTTTCCACCACTGCCGCCATTCACTGTTAAAATTTCTACATCATTCTTTTCAATTGATGTTATTCCTCCATTTGATGCTATTATTGTTCCTGTTGATGTATACGTTCCGTATGGTCCTCCAGAACCAATTACAATTTTTAAAATTTCGTCTTTTAATATGTTCACATCTAAAAGGCTTTTTGCATAGCCTCCACCTCCTCCGCCACCAGCGCCATATTGTCCTCTACCTGTTGGTCCTACTCCTCCTCCGCCACCTCCTACAGCAGTTAAGTCTAATTTGCAAGCCCTGGAGAACTTCATAACCTGGGAAGTAGTAAGCAGTATATAGTTTTCATAAGTCTTATAGGCAAACTCCACTGTCTGCCTGGTCAGGACCCCAGCGGCGTTTACTGCCTGATTAGAGATGTTTGCAATGTCAAAATAGGGAGATTTGATGGAAAAAGAAATTTCGTTGTTTTCGCTAACCGCCAGGAAATAGCCGTTTTCATCTGTGGTAATGGCCTTTCCAAGCCTGTCTGTTACTCCGGTTACTGACAGTCCTGCCGCCGGTGTCCCATCTGGGTATTTGACCGTGATGCCATAGCCGTATTTCCCGGCTCCCAATGCCAAAATGATAAACACATCATCCGGAGCCGCCGTATCATCCAGCTCATATAATGCCGCCGTCTCAGGGCTGAGCGTCTCTTCTTTCGTGAACACATCGGAAGCGGGAGCCATAGAGCCAATTTGTTCTTTCAGCTCTTCGCTCAGCTTGTCCTCCGTAATGGTCCCGTCCGGAATCTGGCCCAGAACAAGGCCCTGAAGCTCATCTTTACCCGCCTTGTCTCCAAGAGCAACTTTCACTTCCGGAATCACGGTGTTGTTCAGATAGTCCTTGATGGCGTTTCCGCCCTCGTCAAATTTGGCTTTCAGCTCCGTGGCGGTCAGCCCTCCCACATCATTGGGCTCGTCATCCAATGCGGAGATAATATTCATGTCCTTTTCCAGCGGTGTAAAATCCATGTGTTACGCTCCTCTCTCCGTGGGAATTTCTCCAGTTTGATTGATGGCCCTCTGCAAGGCTCCATATCCGGGGCCGCCCCGCAAAGGCGGCTGCGCCTCATCTGTCGGACCGGGGGCCTGGCCGGAAGCCGGTACCCCCATAGCGGACATCTGAGCGGCCATCTGCTGCTGCCGGTTGGCCTCCAATACGGCAATCAGGGTTTCCCGGTCCGCAATCTGACCGGCGGGCAGGCGCTTCAAATACTCAATCGTATCAATCTTGTCCTGCATCAGCAGGTTGTCCAGCGTCTGCATGGAGGCGATTTCGCTCCAGTAGGAGGACGCGCCTACATCCAATTCCACCGTGAAGTAAAGGTCCTTCAAAGCCTCAAAATCAAACAGAGCCGGCATCTTCATCGTGGGATTGATGTTGATCTCTATATATCGCTCCCCGTAATATTCACCCATGAACTCCATGTAAATCCTGCCTAGGTCCTCGATACACTGCAACAGGGTCTGTTTGGTCAGCTCCATCGGTGTGGAGGCCGCCCGCTGCAGCGCGATAATGGCGGAGGTGTTGTCCGGCCTGGTATCGCCCAGGGCGACGTCGGAAGCTCCAAGGAATTTCTGCGTGTAGGAGATGGCGATATCGATAAACTGGGAAATCTGCGGGGAGATGGTGGCCGGGTCGATGATCTTCGCCACGTTTTCTACGCTTCCGTTCACTCCGATTGCCGCGCCGACTCGGTTGTTCCACTTGGGGACCTTTGTCTTGTCGTACATGATTTTGGGATAGGCCAGCATCATGAGGGAGATCATGGACATGGCAAAGAGCTTGTTGACAAAAATCTGGTTGGGAATCAGCCCGGTAATCATGGCCTGACCATGGTAGCAATCCTGTACATAGTCCCAATTCATCCAGGTGATTGGGTACAGCTTGATGCCAAGGTCCCACTCCGGCTTGATTTCCCGGTCCCGCGTGCATTCATAGCCGTGGATGGTCCCACTCTTCTCATCTCTCCAAAGTCTCAGCAGAACCGTAACCTTGCTGCCGCCCAGGTTATCCATGCGGGGATCGCCGCTCTGCTTGGTGTCCGCTGCGATTCCCTCTCGTTCCTCCCGGCTGACGCCGCTGGCCTCTGCCCGCCTCCTGGCCTCCCGCACCAGCATCCGCCGCTCGATGAGGATGTACGGCTGAGATTGCACCTCCCGGCTGTTGGGATTTCCAAACAGAACCTGTGTGTTTGGCAGGACTTCCGTCTTGATTGCGCCTCTGCTGGGCTGTCCGGTCTCCACATCGGGGTCCCAATAGGTATAAAGGCAGCCGTCTCCGTCCACCGCGGCATTCCGGCAGAACTCCCGAATGCAGGAGCCCATTTTGTTGAACTCAAAAATACCGGAAAACTGCTCGTTCAAGAGGTCCGTCAGCATTTCGGCGCTCTGTCCGGAAATCTTGCCGCTGGATGGAAGGGGCTTTGCGTGGAGTTTTAAATTGTCCGTGGACACATTGGCGACAGAGAACAGCACCACACGCTTTAAGAAATTGAAAACCGGCGTCGGCAGGCCGTTGGAACGGACGCCCTCCCACTGCTTTCCAATGAAGAAGTTTTCGTTGACATTCACGCAGTCATAAAACGAAATGCCGTTGTTGAATTGAAGGCCGGCCTCATATTCATTTGACACCTTTTCCGGTGTGGGACGATACTTTTCCATGTGTGTTTTCCTCTTATTTCACGTTTCCGGCATAGCGCAGCTGCACATCCGTCTCCAACACCGTAGCGGTGGCGGAAGCGCTGTCGCTCTTGAAAATCAATCGGTAGAATGTTGCCTTTTTGACCTTGAGCTTTAATCGTTCTACCTGGGGCTTCCGGTTCGTCAGAAAGGACCAGTGATTGAAATCCACATTGGTAAAGGAGGCGAAGGACGCTGCAACCACCTTGTCCGGGTAGTCGCTCCGGCGGTTGCTCTCGGCGGTGACGGTGATTCTCGCGTTATTCTCCGGCTTGATGGCTACAAAGATCACAGGGGAGTACTTGAGCTGCCAGTCCCGGTCAAAATCCATCGCGCCGGTGGCGGCATAGGCGCTGATTTCTTCGCCGTCGTCGTTGCGATAGGACCGGGACACCTCCTTGATCTTGCCCTCCTGCGTAAAGCCGAAGGTCCTCTGGTCCACCTCCAGCATAGAGACAAATGGCATGTTGGTGTAGGTGTACCAGGTATTGTTGGAGTAGTTCAGAATCAATGCGGTTTCCTTCCACAAAAACCAATACTCGTGATGATGCTTCCGGTTGAAGGTTTTCGTCTTCTCCAGATCAAAAGCACTGATGGTAGCGGCAATCCGGTCCGATATACGGGTCGCGTTTTGCTCGCTGTCGGTGATGTTCCCGCTGGAGGAGGTGGAGCGCCACTGATAAATGCTGCCGCCGTCCAGGGTCAGGGGGTTATTTTCCAGAAGGCGGACCTGTCCCGGGGCGTCGTTTCCGATCTGGCGGTTTACCGGGAGCACATAAAATGCCGGCGCGGTAATTCCGTTGTCCAGCACGGTGGTGCTGTATTGCAAAGACCACGCGCTGTCCCGTTTAAAAGCCATCAATCTTGCATAATGTCGAACCAGCGCTGTGATGGGGGTGTTGCTGTCTCCGATGGCGGCCTCATAGAGGTCCGGGAAGTACTCCGCCGTGGCAAGGCCCGTGTCCCCGTCAATGCCGCTGTAAATTGTCTTGTTGCTGCCGTCCCCGTATAGGAATACCCGGCTGTCCAAAGAGCCGTTATAGAGCTCGGAGAAATGCATGGAGGTAACTTCCGCCCGCGCTCCATCTCCCTTTTTATAGGTCACGGTCACGGTGTTGGTGCCCTTTTCCGGTGCCGTTGCAAACGTCATCTTTCCGGCCGCCGTGTCCACCGTATAGGTGGCCTCCGTTCCCGTCACGGAGATCACGCTGTCAATCTCCTTTTCCGGCAGGAAAAAATCTTTGGCCGTTCCGTCCGGGGAAAACTTGACCCGCCGCTTGCCTGTCAGCCGGTTTACATTCTCCAGCAGCGTCCCGCTCCCGCCCGGTTCCGTTGCCGTCTGGATGACCGGGACATAGCCCTCCACCTCGGAAAACGTCTCGTCCTCCCCGGCGCCCCAGCTCATGTATTCGTGCCCGTTCAAGAGGTATACTTTCTCGTCAAATCCAAAGAAGGTGGTAGTTTCATCCTGGGTACAGGCCCCTACTGCGGTGACGGCCTCCGTCAGGATGTTCACGTCAAAAATAGCTCCGCCAAAGGCGCACAGCAGATGATAGGCCTTGTTGACCATCCCATACCAAGCGCCGCAGAAAACCGGCGCCTCGACAGGAGATTCCTGGTCCTCTGCCCAGGCATCCCAGGCGGTCCGCAAATGCAGCAGTGTGTGGGTACCCGGCCTAATCTGCAAGTGGCTGTCCTTGGTAATGGAGAAGTTCCGCATTTCGGACATCTCTCCAACACGGATTTTGGTGTCGCCGTCCTGATTCTCATTGAGACCTAGGAACTCCTTTATCCGCATGATCGTGATATTGCTGCCCGCTGCCATCTGGGCCAAGCTCAACCACCTCCGTACTCCAGATAATCCTCCGGCATCTCTCCGCCGGTCATCTCGTCGTCGTAATCCGTCATACCGGAATCCTCAAAATCCTCCGGCACAGGGGACTCCACCCGTTCCGCGCCCAATGTCCTGGTAACACAGAAATACCGGATGGCGTCGCAGATATGCGTGATCTCATGGGGCTGCACCGCGCAGTCTGACGGGTTCTTCTCGTCGTGCTGGATGGCGGCGATATGGGAGATGAGGGCTTGACAGTTGCTGGTCACCAGCAGCCCGGGGCGGTCCTGCGGCCTTGACAGGGGCTTGAGCAGCTCCTTCACAGCCATCCAGCCCTGTACCCGGTTGTTGCTGCCACGGATGATGCCCACGCCGTTCTCCATGAACAGCTCTGCCATGCTGCGGCCGCTGTCCTTTTGCCGGTTCCACATGTCCGGCGGCGCAATCGTGAACTCGATGTGTTCCCACGGCGGCGTCGCGTCCAGCATCAGCTTCGCGGCCTCTGAGACGATCACACCGGACTGCTGCAATTCCCGGTATACATAGCAGCGCCCGTCAAAATCCACCGCAATCCAGAGGCAGGCGAACATGTCAAGGCCATAGTCAAAGGCCCGGTATTTCCTCCACTCCGCTGGAATCCGCCAGAACGGTTCTATCACATGAGTTTTCTTTGTAAACTCCGGGAAGAAGGACCCGGACAGGGCGTCCCAGTCGCCAAACCTCCAGGCATTGCGCACGTTGTCCGGCAGCAGGTCCAGCATCTGTACATACTCCGGAGACGCCGCCAGCAGCTGGGGGTTATCGTCCACCGTCGCGTGAATGAAGGTATAGTCCTCCGCCGTTTCGCCGTCCCGGTACTGCCTGGAGACGAACAGCCGTTTTACCCAAAGGTGCCCGATGCCGCCGGGGTTGCAGGTCAGGTACATCCGGCGGGGGATATTCGTCGCGCCGCGCAGACACGCGCCCAAGGTGCGGAACTGGCTCTCCGTAAACTGCGTGGCCTCGTCCATGAAAATCCAGTCATATTCCTGGCCCTGGTACTCGTCGTCATCGCTCGTTCCATAATGTCCAAACTTGATCGTGGAACCGTTGGCGAAGAAAAACATATGCATGGAGCCGTTATAGACCGCAACCTCCTGCGGGATCAGCTTTCGCATGGGGAGAATCATGGTCTGCTCCAGCTCCGGGTATTCCCGCCGCACAATCAAAATCCGGATTCCCGGATAGGTCAGCGCACCGCCAAAGGCTTTGATTCGCAAAACGTGGCTCTTTCCGCCGCCTCTTGCCCCGCCATAGCCCACATACCGGGTTCTGGCCTGGCAAAAGAGCTTTTGCTTGGGATTCAGTTCTCCCAAGTCCACATAGACCACTCCGCTGTTGTTTCTGGTTCTCCCCGCCATGCACTCACCTCTTCGGAAATAGGGGAAAGGCCCCCTTGCGGGGGGCCTGTATGCTTACTCGTAGTCCTTCGTTCCCTCCATGCCGACACAGCCATCTTTGACCTGGATGCAGCGCATCGTCTGTCCCTCGGACAGCGTGACGCCGCCGGAGGGATAGGCCGCCGCGGTGTGGCTATAGCGGGGATTGGTTCCGTCCAGCGTGTACAGATAATTCTTTCCGCTGGCTCCCGTGATCGTCGCCACATGGGTGGAAACGCTGATCGCTGGCGCATCCAAAATTGCGTCCGCACTTCCGCAAACCGCAATTCCGTCACCTTTGGTGCCAAGGACAAACGCATCATAGTAGGTAACCCCCTGCACCACAGGCCCGGAAAAGCCCTGCACCTTGGTCAGCACGTCATACTGCTGCATCTTCACCGGGTCCACGGTGCTCCCCTTGAACTTGATCATGAAGTACACGCCATTGGGGAGATAGCTCTTGGTGACCGGGATCACCTTCACACCGTCCACCTCGCCCACAACGCCGCGGGAGAGCGCCATGTTTCCGGTCTTCTCCAGTGCCAGGAAATCCGGATTCTGCTTGAGGAGCTTGTAGTACTCCGTTGGAATGTACATCGTCCGGTTTTCCAGCGGAACAAACGCATCCGTCATCTTGGCATTGGCGTCAATGATGGCCTCCACAATATTGGATTTTGTGGGGGCGGAGGTGAGTTTGTGCTGGATGTTGGCTCCCATGCACCACTTTTTCAGCCGGTATCTGTCCATACCGGGGACTGTCCTCTCGTCCAGCTGCCGGCGCAGCGCGCGGCCGGCGGATTTCTCAATGGCTTGGTCGGAGTTGTCCAACGCCTCAATCACAAAGGTGAACGAGGGCTCCTGCGTCATGGTCATCTCCTGGATGGTGTCTCCCAGGTTTTGGGGCGTGCCGAAGCGGTTATTAGCCGCGTTCCGGTCATAGGGCTGCTCGGGTACGGTGTCCACAGAGTAGACACGAATCGTCTTTGCGCCCACAAAGGAATAGTCGTTGCCGCACGCGGCGTCTGTGATGGACGCCTTGTGAAATCGCTCTGCGATTTTGTCAGCATACTTGATGGTATAATTGACTGCCATATTGACCCTCTCTTTCGTATCTGCGGAAAGGGCGCCGTCGTTCAGGAGTCAAATCCCCTCAGAAAATCATCCTTGCTGTTGCCCTCTTCACCGGCGGATTTCATGCTTCCGGTGGAGCGCTCCGCGTTCTTTTGGTTTTTCTGCGCGGCTTCCGCGGCGTGCTGATACCGTTCGGCTTCGGCTCTTGCCTGTTCCACCTGCCACCTTGCGTAGCTGGCCGTCAGGGAGAGCCCGTTTCTCACGCCGTCCCAAACCTCCGCGGGGATGTCCTTCGGCGCCTTTGCCGCTTCTGGAAATGTGTTTTGAAATTCCTGAATATCCGCCATCCGGCGGTCCTCATCGGACCGCTTTTTTGTCTCTGCCGCCTCCACAGCCTTCCTCTGGTCGGCCTCTGCGGCTTCCTTTGCCGCAACCGTCGCCTCCCGGTCCTCCAGCTCAACGGCTCTTTTGGCTTCCTCAGAGCTCATGCCCTCGGACTTTTTCGCCTCCTGGCGGATGTAGGAGATGTAGTCCCTCGTGTTCATACCGGAACGGTTCGCGAACTGGCTGAACATGTCCATCACAGGCTTGAACTCGTCGTATTTCTCCCGCAGCCTGTCGTAGTCGAGCCCCTTCTGGGCAAGCGCGGTCATCTCCGCCTCATTCACGGTCCGATTCTCGCCCAGATGCTGCAGCGTCCAGGTTTTCGGGGGCTCCTCTGCCGGCCCTTCCTCGGCTTCTGTGGGCGGTTCCTGAGCCGGTTGCGGCTCTTCCCCGCTCTCAGCTTTCGTCTTTTCATGAGGCGCGCTGTCCTGTGTTGTTTCTGATGGGATCTCCGGCTGGTCTGCCGTGGGCTCCATGTCGTCCAGTCCTTCCAAAAAGCCGTCCGTGGTCTCGGGCGTCTGGTCCTGGGTGTTCAAAGTCTCTTCCATCTGATCACGCTTTCTCCGCCTGGTCTGGCGGCTGTATTTCATCTCCCTGGTGTGGGAAAGTGAGCAAAAAGAGAAAGCGCCAAAGGTCGGATTCCTCCAACCTCTGGCGCCAAGCGCTCTCGCTTATGATTCAATTTTCCCGGAGAGATCTTCCAATTCTCTCCCCATGTAGATTTTGGGGAACCACTCCATCTTGCACTTCCGGCAGTAAATCGGTGCCCCAAGCATCACCGTGTTACCACGGACCTGCTGCAAATTTTTCCGGCAGCGGGGGCAGGTAAACCATCCATTGACTACCATCTTCCAAAGCCCCCATATTCAATCCCGCCCCATCCCAGGGCGCTTTCGCCGCCTTCACCGCCTCCGTACACATCCTCCACGCTCTCAATCCCGGAGGACGGCAGGCGGCTTTTTGCCGCGTTCAGGTTTTCCAGATACGTCTGCCAGAAGAAATTCGCCTGGGTGGGATTTTCCTCTGTCAGCAAAAGCCCTGCAAGACCAAATGGGAGGACGTTCCGGCAGATATAGGCGTCCAGGTCCAGCTCATCCTCCAAACCGGAAACGCTTGGCAGAAATGGGCGCTCCGAAGAGCCGTCCTCCACGCTCGGATAGGTCCCGCTGTACGGATAGACCTGGTCCAGCAGCGTGTTGATGATATTGGGTGTCCGCAAAGCGTACTCCTTCGTGTCCGCCGTGGTGGTGGAACCGGTGCTCTCGTTCTGGGCATCCATCAGGTGAATCGCCTGATCAAAGACGTTTTGTACAATCATCTACCGCCCTCCATCCTGTCCGGGGACCTGGAATGACAGCAAATTTTGAATGCCCTCCTCCATCGCTTTGGAGAGACGGTTCTCTTCCTCCCCCTGCGGTTCCGCCGGCGTGGGATGGCCGCTCTGCTGGGATTCGTTTTTCTTCCCTGCGGTCCAGGCCCCGACAATGACTCCGGCCATTGTCAAAAGTCCGCCGGCTGCAAAGCAGATCAAAAGCTCCATTAGGCAAAATCACTCTCTTCCATGTTTTTCCCCATCTTCACGTTTACGTTCAGATCGCTTTTTGCCTCAATCTTGTCCTGGTAGCCGCCGAATTTCTCCTGCTTCAGCAGGAAAATGCGGTAAGACACCATCTGCCTGTCGCTGTACCGCGGGTCAGAGGCAATCTGCTCCGCGATTCTGGTATAGGCCATCCGGATGGTTTCCTGCAAATGCTCGCTTCTGCGCCCTCTCCACCAATCGTCCAAGGTGCTGACGGCAGTTCCAAGAAACACAGCCATTCCAGCCTCTGTGTACAGCTTTCCCTCCTCATCGCACTGGGAAAAATACCGCTCTAGACGCTCCTGCAGCTCTTCCGCCGTCTTAAATTTCGCGGCGGTGCTGTGCCGCTGCTTTCCGTTCTCTGGTTTCTTTGCCATCGCACTCGCCGCCTTTCGTTTGTTGGAGCCGCCCCCGTCTCCTGCAACTGCGGGGCGGCATATCCCCCTTTGCGGGGGAGCTGTGAGTTTTTCGGCTTTTCTCACTTGCCTTTCGCCAAGAAATTCTGTAAGGACTTGCGCCCTGGCACGGGTGGAAGGCTCTGTTCCCCCAACCTCCGGTTTTGGAGACCGGCGCTCTCCATTGAGCTACACCCGTATATGTGCGCTTCCCGCTTAAATTGTCACACCATCAATCAGTCAGCTACATGCCATTCGGCGGTTCACTGTCCTACGGCAGTTTTCAGCGGGCATTGTCATTCTCTCTGAGGACTTGCGCTACGCTCAGATCATCCGGGAGCTACCCGGCCTCTGGTGGAACATCGCGGTCCTGCCCCGCTTTAGCACTTAGGGCAACGTGCCCTTCGCTTGCTGTGACCTCCCCATTTTGGGGGTGCCTATGTTCCGCATGCCCCCGTCTTTCCGGGGTGTCAGCCACAGGAGGTGGGTGGCATTGATGGGAGATTTGGAACAAGTCTAGCCCTGTTCCTACAAAAAGCATGACAGCCATTTCATGAATAGTCAAGACCTGTTTTTGTTTTTCTTCACAAAAATTGTCTCCCGTTTTTGCTACATATCCCCACCTTTTTTCCGACGGGGTTGTGAAGAGCGTGGGGAATGTGTGTGATATAACCTATCCCGTCTTCCGCAAACGCCCCCTGTTTTTCCGGCACCCCCAGGGGTCTCTCACACTCTGTCATCCAGCCAACCTCCATCCTCGCCCAGGCCCACCCACCGCCGCACCCAGCCCCGGGAGGAGTACGATCAGTACGCCGCAGCGGGCGGTAATACACACTACATCCACAGAAACGGCTCAAAGCGTTGAAACATCAAACAAAGCATTTAATGCCATCTTAAAATTCAACGTCCTTGAGCCGTTTTGCTGATATCCGGATTTCTCTTGTTTTCTCGCAATCTTTCGGTTTTTCATGCACTTGCTATTTTTTTAATCACAGGCAGTCCGCATTTTATCAGAAAACCATATCACCAACAACCATACGCATGAATCACTCTTTCTCCCCCTTATTCCCCCCTCTTTCTTTCCCCCTTAAACCCCCTATCTATTACCCCCTATTATCCCCCATAACACCGCCAACACCGCCAACACCGCCGCCAGAAATCATCCATAAAATTCACGGCGAATCAGATCAAGAATCCAGCCGTTGACGCTTTTCCCGTCAGCTTTGGCCGCGTCCTCAATCTGCGGCTTGACATCGACCGGCACAACCAGGGAAATCCGTGCGTAACGGTCCTTGTTGGCCTCATCCCATTTCCTGTTTGCCTGTTTCTTTGCCTCTGTATATCGCTGCTTTGCCATGCGCTCACCTCCAACTCATACACTTATTATATCCATATGCGTACACCAGCACAAGTGTACAATCTGCACAAAACAAACGACAAACCTTGGTACAGTTTTTTTCTGCATCCCACTTGACAAATACACTTACACAAGTGTATGATTACATCATCCAAGGCAACCACGACAACCATCAAACAGGAGGTTATAACCATGACAACGTATTTTATGAACTGCAAAAATCTGGATGAGCTAAAAAAGGCATATAAAGCCGCCGCGATGAAATATCACCCGGACATGGGCGGCGATACGGCCACCATGCAGGCAATCAATGCAGAGTATGAAGCCCGTTTCGAGGTATTGAAGCGGTCCCAAAACGAGCAAGCTGCAGAGGATGCCACCGGACAGACAAAGGCCACGACGGAGAGCGCAGGCGACTTCATCGCCATTGTCTCCGCGCTGCTGAAATTGGACGGACTGGAGATCGAGCTTTGCGGCCGGTGGCTGTGGATTGGAGGAGAGACCCGGAAGCATAAGGATGCATTGAAGGCTGCCGGCTGCCGCTGGTCCAGTCAGAAAAAGCTCTGGTCCTGGCACTATGCAGAAGACGGCAGCCATTGGCACCGCGGAAGCAAATCTATGGCACAGATTCGCAGCAAGTACGGCTCCACCAGCTTCACCCGTGGCGGCGCTGGCTCCGATGCCCTTCCTGCCTGACGGGGAAGGGCCTGCGATAAGAGGAGGTTCCATCATGAGCTATGAACATCTCTTCCAACGTTACGGCAGCCCCAGCGATGAAGCGGATATTCGGCTGACCGGGTATCTGCTCCGGCCGGACAAGCTGAAAGAATACCAGATCAAACGGAATGATGAGACTGCCGCCCGGCTAATACTGGAGTGTGAGCGGACCGCGGAAACCCTTCGGGAGTACCGCCAAGCTCTGGCTTCCAGGTACGCCGCTCTGAACACGATGCCATATCAGGAGCGGCTTGAGATAGAACGGTACCGGTCTTACCGTGGAAATCTGGTGACGTATTACGTTCGTATCGTCAGAACTTACGAAGATGGGACTCAAGCAAAAACGCTTTCAGAAACATACCCAGGGAAAGAGCGCTGGAATGCCATATCCAGGTTTGAAAAACTAAAACGCCAGCGCCCCGGCATTGAAGTGCTGGAGGACATTTCTCCTCAGTCTTGGGAGAAGTAAAAGAAAACCGCCCTGCCGGGCGGTTTTCTTAATTCACATACAATACACAGTATAGTAATAGACCACTTGAAACATAAAGAAAAAATCTTAAACCGTTTGTAAATATCCCCCTATATCTATCCCATGCTTATCCGCCAACGTTTACACCATATTTCAAGGCCGCAACCTCATTTTATTTCAAGCACAAACCTGCGCAATCTGGTATCATTTAGCGCGTACAAATACACAGAAAATACACAGCAGCTTACTTGCAGTATTCCGCCAGGATTTCCGCCGCGCTTTTTTGGCGCTGTTGTCTAAGGTGGGTGTAAACCCCCTCCACAGTCTCCACCGCATCCCCCAGAATCCGGGCCGTCTGCCTGGGGTCCAATCCAGCCTCATAGCAGATCGTGGCCATAGAGTGCCGGAAACAATGCGGAGTAATGTGGAACGTCTCCACGGTTTCGCCGTTGCTGGCCCGCTCTGCAGCGAAAAGACCCGCGTCTCGGCAGTACCGCCGCCAGTTTTTTGTGATTTCCGAGGAGCGCATAAAGCCCCCGTCCTCTCCCGGGAAGATCAGCCCCGCCCGGTTTCGCGGCAGCGCCGCAGCCAGGGGCGGAAGCAGGGGGATGTCCCGCCGGCCGTTCTCGCTTTTGAGGTGGTCCTCCAGCACCGGCACCTGCCCCGTCGCATAGGAGAGCTTTTTGGTCACATGGATGACGCCGGCCTTGCGGTCAATGTCTCCATAGGTCAGCGCCAGGGCTTCTCCCCGCCGCATCCCGGTGTAGAGCAACAGACAGCCGAACAGCCAAAAGTGAGCTTTTCTCTCTGCAGATACCCGCTTGACAATGGCCTCCTGTTCCTCCGTCAGCGCTTCCCGGCGTTTTACCGGAAGCCCCCGGCTCTTGCGTATCTCCGTAGCCGGGGACACGTCGATATCGCCGGAAATGACGGCGTAGGAACAGATCATCTTGCATACGCTCAAGTCAGTCTGTACCGTTTGCGCACTGTAACCAGCTCTCTCCAAGTCGTTGAGATACCGTTTCACGTCCAGAGGCTTGACGTCCCGAATGCTCTTTGGAAATGCCGCGCAAAGCCGTTTTACGGCATATCCGTACACCATTTGCGTGCTGAGGGACACCGTCTTGTCGTGTTCCCGCTGCCATTGCGCCGCCACCACCGGGAATGGCCTCCCGGCCTGCGCCTGTTCCTGATACGCCAGGATCTTCCGGTCCACCTCCCTGCAGGTCTTGCCCCGAAAGGCCACCCGTCTGCCGTTGATTTTCCGGATGGACTCATAGAGTCCGTCGGGCCGCTGGTAATATTTTTGCTTTGCCATCGTTACCTCCTTGTTTTTTCCGGAGGTCCATGCTATACTGTGCCTGAGACCTCCCGCTTCGTCGTGGTTGCTGGGTGGTTTGGATCGATCCGCTCCGGTGTTTGCAGCGCCGGAGCGGCATTTTATTGCGCCTTTTTCAAATCATTGATCTGGTTGGTACGCATCTTGATGATGCGAAGCTCGACTTCCTCCTCCAGCGCCTCCACCCTGCTCTTTGGGGCCAAAGTCTCGAGAATGGTTTTCTGGCCCTCGGCTAACGCTTGAATTTGGGGGATTAAGATGTTCTCCTGCGCGACTTCAACACTTACCAGACGTTGATTGATTTCTTCCAGCATGGATATCATTTTTTCTTCGTGGTTCATATGATCTTCCTCCTCGCCGCCCTCCGGCGGCTTTTTTATCTCCCCGGAAGGGGATATCTCTTTTTGGTCATGACCCGCCCCTGCCAGACCAGGGACCTTCCGCTGCTGGCGGTGATCACCAAGTCAGCGTCCGACCGTTTCCGATTCAGGCTGAAGAGGTAGGTAATCCCCAACATGCGGTCATAGTGCCACTGCTTGATGACGGTAGCTCCATCCACGCAGAAAACGCCGATGTCCCCATCCCGCATTTCATCATGATTGACAAACACGATAGACTCATCCGGGAAGTCCGGTTCCATGCTGTTTCCCTGTACCCGAATGGCATAGGAGGCACCTCTGGGGTCCTCCGGTTTCAGTTCGTAAGGCTCGCAGCTCTNCGTCCCCATCCCGCATTTCATCATGGTTGACAAACGCAATCGACTCATCCGGGAAGTCCGGTTCCATGCTGTTTCCCTGTACCCGAATGGCATAGGCGGCCCCTCTGGGGTCCTCCGGCTTCAGTTCGTAAGGCTCGCAGCTCTGTCCGGTCTCGCCCAGGGCAGGGCCGGCGGCGGAGGGATTGATAAACAGGTTGATAACAGGTGGTGTTTCCGGCTCCTCTGCCTCCTCCTGAAAGCGTTTCTCATCCTCCATCCGCTGGAGCTCCGTCTCCGCCAGCTCTCGCAGCGCCTGCCTCCCCCAGCGGTCCAGGCTGTCATAATCCTTTGCAAGCCTCATCGCCTCGCCCGACAAGGGCGGGGCCTTTTTTGCGCCCATCTCCCCATGCCCAAAGTCCACTTGTATAACCGAAGGATGTTCTGTATCTCTACCAAGCAGGAAATCAACTGTGACGTTACATGCTGTTGCAATTTTAGATAGTAATTCTGACTTAGGGTCATGCTTCCCGCTCTCATAACCATGAAACGTGTTTTGAGCAACACCTATTATTTCAGCAAGTTCCTTTTGGGAATAACCAGCGCGCTCACGCGCCTCTCTTATTCTGAATTTCACGCTTTCCTCCT